TGATAGCCCCCCACAGTTCTACCTACGAGGTATGGCTGCCGGATGTGTTACACCAGTGGACGGACACCATTGACATTTGTGACGTTTGGACGCTGTACCCCTGCTCAGGCATGGGGCTCTACCCTCGTTCCCGAGTGTTACACCTGCTGAGTACAACTCCCAACGAGGCCATGCGTCTCTCGGTTGTAGGTGCCTAGGGGCTGCTCTGCGTGAACCTAAACCCCTAGGCAAGTCGGATGCTACTTGCGCCCAAGGCGCTCTGCAATCATCTCTAGCTGATTTGGTCGCCACACATAATGCTCGACATGGGGTTTGAGTGCGTTGGCCCATATGACCTGCATCGGTGACAGTTTGCCGTTGTCTAGTTTGAGTTCAGCGAAGATGATGCCACGCTCACGGTGCGCTAGCACAAGGTCGGGGAACCCTTTGCCGTCGGAGCGCCACACACCCGGACGAACCTGATGCGGTGACGGGTGATGAATAAGCCAGCCGTTCATGCTTGCTATCTGCTCCACCTTCGATTGGAAGATGCGTTCGGTTGCTTCACCTGCCACCTTGGAGCCTCGCAATCTCAGTCTCGTAATGCCGTAACTCACGCTCCAAGCGTTTGTTGGCTCGGTATTGCTCCTCCATCATTTGCACCATAGGCAGAAGGTTCGCCACGTTTACATTGAATGAGCAGATGCCTTCAGGGTCGTGGTGATCTACTACGCGTTGGATGGCTGGCAGTAGGTGGCGGTGCATGGTGCAGTAGTCGGCGGTTTCGGCTTTGCAGGTGTAGAACGGGCAGAGCATGGCCTTACCCACGCTTTACGCCTAGTGCTAGTTCGCGGTAGGCGTCACGTTCGGCTTGTAGCTGCACAATCACAGCATTGAGAGTTTTGAACTGTATTTCAAGGTCTTCAACCATTCGGACAAGGTCATCAAGGTATTGCTGTGTTGGTTGCGTGTCCATTAGAACGGCTCCTCATCGGTTAGGAACTCTGAAAGGTCGTCTTCGTGTGTGGCAATAATTGGGTTGGGTGTCCCTCGTGGTGGCCAGAACGCTTTGTCTCCATTGACGTCTTTGAACCATGGTCGTTTGGTTCCTGCGACTTTGTCTCTGTTGTCCCATACTTGGGTGACACCTGCTTGAGACGCTTCGAGAATAAGCCAGTCGGGTAGGTCTCCAAATTGGTTCCCTTTCACTGTCACACCATCCCCCTTTGCGGACGGTGATTGTGTTATACGCATTTTCGGTGCGGTGTTTTGCACCTTGCTCATTTCTTCACGGCTTGGGCGTTTGTTTACATCGGTTCCTGCCATGCCAGCGTTAGCCAGTGCACGGCCAACGGCGGAGGTTTCACAGTTCTCAACGTGGCTAGTGCGGTTTACATTTCCTGCGCCACGGACTTCTTCGGCGTAACCAGTAGCAACACAAACGTCTTCAAGCCATAGTTCTGCACGGATCACGCAGACATCAGCACCCGGTACGGAAACCATGTGTGTAATGGTGCGTCCGTTGGGGTGTTGTGCGAGCCAGCGTGAGTGTCGTACTGCTACGGGTTCGTAGTCCTCAAGATTGAAGCCCATTTGCAGCCTCCTTCTTGGCTTCGCGCTTGGCTTTGGCTTCAGCCTTCTTGCGCTCACGCTTGATATGTTCCAAACCTTCGCCAATTGGTTCGCTAAGAGTTTGGGTTATGAACCATGACACCTTGTACGGCGATGCTTTGTAAACAAGTGCATCGTAGGCGTCTTGGGTTAGTCGTATTGCTACAACCTTTGTTTTGTTCATCAGTTTCTCCTTGATGTTTACAGTTACTGGCCTGAGGTTACACGCCAGTTCGATGCACCCTTACCATTAGCCCACAAAACGCGAGCCACCTTCAGGTTGCAGGATGGGTCTGTCAGGCTTTTGATGACCTGACGATACGGGCGTTTACACGTCCTAGCAGTGAGCGTACGCCACGAAGAGTTGATCTGAAGAAGCCCGGAGTCGATAGTGCCGTTGCCGTTAGGACGGCTGACTGCTGTAGGGATGCACCTTGATTCCCTCCACATGATGTGGTCGAAGACCGCCACGGGTAACCCGTGTTTACGGAGCATGGTGTGCCACTGTGGACACTTCCACTCGGTTGCAGCTGATGCTGACGTGGTCGGGATAAATAGGGTGAGTAGTGCGAGGCACAGCGATACACGTTTCAATCTTCTCTGCTTTGATAGTCCAATGGGGCAGGCTCTTCGAGCCACAGGTCTTCGTCTTCGAAGTTCCAGTCATACGGGGGGTCTTGCCAGTGTGTTTCTATGTCTGAGGCTAGCCAAAGGCTGTACACGAGGCACGAGAAAAAGATGAACATAGGGACGGTCACGAAGAATATCATTGGAGCGCCTCCTCGCCTATCTCGGTGATCTCGCAGACCTGCATGGCGGAGCCAGCCGTCGAAAGACGGGTTTCGCCTGTTGGGATAATAAAACCCAAAGCACGAAGTTCAGAGCATCGCTTCCAGTAGCAACACTTTGGCTTGAGAGCCAGTCCAGAGGCCATACCAGCCTCCTCATCGGTCAGTCCGCCCTGTTGGTACTCAGCAAGCAAAAGCATCGCCTGAGAGGTTCTGCGTGGCTTTACATTGCCAGCGCCTAGCACTGAGGTAATTGGGTCTGCACTGCGAAACAGTGGCAAGTCGTCAAACATGTTGTCTCCTTTGTTTGGGGGCGCTTGGTCGCCCGTGTAAACATTCTGCCTGTTGTGTAAACACAAGTCAAGCATTCGAAGTCGGGAGGCTGGCGAAAGGGAGAAACAACACAACCAGCCCCCCTAGCCCATAGGAGAGACCAAGCCCCTACGGAGTCTTTACAGGCTTAGGCAAAGCGCGCCATGCAGCTTCAAAAGCCTCAGCCGATTCCCACTCGTTAGACATCTCAACATGAAGCCACGCACCACCCGGAGTGCCAGCGTTGTCTGTCGCTGTGAACACTTTGACGCCTTTGGTGCCTTCGCCACGGGAGCATCGGTAGCCACGTCCCCATGGGGTTTTGTCTTTGGGGTCTTGCTTGGGGTTGAGATACGAGTAGTCGTGTATTTCACAGATGAGCAGGGCTTCTGAGTGTTCTAGGAACCAGTCCCACGCTTCACGGGCGGTGGCACGGCCTGCACGGGTCGCTGGATAGCCGATGTCCACGGCGTACCCGGTGGCATGTACAGAGAGGTTTTTGCTGCCTCGCATTGGGCGGTTGGCGTACATGCCTAGGTTGGTAAATGCCCAACGGCGCTTGCACAGGTCGTAGAACTTCTTGGTAACAGGGCTTGTGGAGCCACCATCCCAAGACGGGTAGAACGGGTACTTCCTAGTCATTGGGGTCTTTCGGCTTGTCTTTCAGGCCGTTGCCAGCAAGAAGACCGATAAGTCCGCCAGCGAGCGTCATCAGCATCGGAGAAAGAACACCCCACGCTTCAGCGTCATTAGGTGACTGCTCCAGAGGCTGTGTCACAAACAGCAGACCGTAGATCAGCGAGACGATAGCCATGACGAAAGAGAACGAAAGTGCTATGCCCACGATGAGGATAAGTCGGGCTTTGATTTCTTCGTTGGAGAGGCGGTTTTCGGGTTTCATGGGCATCGTCTTTCAGTCAGTCCGTTGTTGGGGGTGTCGTCGCAGTTGTAGCGCACACGGTCTGCGCAGCTAGTCAGCACTAGGCAAAGCAGGGCTATCGGCAATAGACGCTTCATGGGCGGTCACCTCCTCGGGTGTCATTTCGCGTACTTCGTCGTCGATTTGGATGAGTAGGGGCTTGTTAGTTTCGGTATCCATAGACACGGATAGTTCCTCCTGTAAGAGTCCCGCCAAGTAAAGGAAGGATGGTGAAGTCTGTATAAGAAGTTGTGTTATCCAACAACCCAACATAAGAACCGCCGTCACCTGCGGAAATGTCCACACCAACTAAACGAGTAGAGGTCGCAAGAAATGGCGAAAATAATTGACACATTCCTTGAGACGGCGCAGATGAAGTGTTTCTACCAAACCGTTGAAACGAAGTATCTGCGGAGCCACCAGCACCAGCGACGGTGCCATTCCAAGATGTATAGATAAACGAGTTTTTATAATTTGTGACTGTTGCTCCTAAACGAAGCCCAATAATGCCTGTTGCTGAAGAACTACCTCCATTTATAGTGATGAGGTAGTTGTCGTAATCAGCAGAGAACGCGCCAGTAACCACCACACTGGAAACACCTGTGCCGATGGTCTGTGACTTCACAAGCCACAACCCCACACCATTCATGTCGGACGCATTCAACACGTCCCCACTAGCAAACACTGGAAAACTCATAACATCATCCTAAAAGGTCAGTCCCGTTGAGTCGAGATTGGTTGAGAATAAAAACAGAAGCCCAACGAGCAGAACCCTCAAAAGTGGTACGCCATTGACCCGGCACAACACTATGAGAAACACGAGACAGCAACATCGGAATAGTCGTGGAGTTACCTGTCGGAGGGCTTACGACGAGGGTGATGCGGTCGTTGAGTTCACGGTCTAAAGCGTTGCTCCAATCACCGTTAGGAGACAACACCACGTCGAACGGGTCAGCCTTAGGGTAAACCTGACCGCCCCAACCAGTAACGATATTGCCGACGGCTTGAGCGTTAGCAAGGCTGGCAACTTGTGTTTCAATAGATGCTTCAGCTGCACCGTAGGTGTTTACGCTTGTCGTGTTGCGCTGAATGTAAACACCACCACCCGACATTGTGATATTGGCTTCGTTGCGCATTGAGTCGCCGTCGTACTGCAACGCAACTTCGGGGCCGATGGCGTAGCCACCTGTGCCGTAGGTGCCTTGGGAAACAATGGAGCGTGTTTGTGTTCTGATTTGGTTTTGGTTGTACAGCGTGACAACACCTGCACGGGTGACAAACAGTGGTGCGTATTCGGAGTCGGAAAGTATTTGCAGTTCGCTGGCAACTCGGGGCGCGTTGTCTGTGACTTCAAGGACGCTTGACGATGGAGCCGATGGAGGGTCTGTGAGAGACACAGGGAATGGCGTGTTCGAAATGAGACCCTGAAAACGCACTCGGGCTGTCTCGGGGAAATAGGCCGTAGAAGTTTTGAAGATTGACTGAATGGTTGCCTGTGTTTGAACGCTGTCCCACACGACGATTTGCTGTACCGAACCCGTACCGATGTTTACATTTTCATTGGTCTGAACATAGATACCAGCGTTGTTCACCGTCGTTGTCGCCACTGAAATACCGTCAATAAAAAGGGCGATAGTCCGGGTGCCACTGTTCCATGTAAACGACAACAGGCGAGGCGTGCCAGTGTCCCAACCTGAGGCGTTAGTGCTGGCCACTTTGGAGTTAGCAAACGACGGTTCAGTTACTTCGGCATAGAACTTCTGTGTTGTGCTGTTGAAACCAAAATAGTAGGTGTGATTGTAAATGTTGCCTTGAACAAAAGTTGCTGAAGTAGAAGCGCCAGCGTCAGGGACAGCCCAACACGAAACAGTGAAAGAACCCGGACTGGCGTTTACAAGACCAAGCGCAGAGTTTGCAGCATCGGATCCTGTGCCAGTGATTGAACTATTGACCAACCCGACAGCCAACTGTGCGCCGTTAGACGCGACAGCAGTTGTCGCCATATCTAACGGGACACTGCCGTAGTCCTTGAGTGTCTGATTGGCTGTGTATGGCCCTACAGGCTCGTCACACGGGTAGTAGTGCCGTGGGGCGGTAGAAATGATGTAGTCACGGCTCCAGTCCGCAGGGAGCGTCTCAGAGGCTAAAAGCCCCAGCGCGTCGAAGCATGACAGGGTGATGGTGGAGTCTTTGCCTGCGTCTGTCCACGTTGGAGGCCAGCCCGACACAAAGCCACGGAACACGGGATAGGTCGTACCGCCATAGGACGCCGTAATGCGTATCTGTCGGCGCGGAAGAAGTTTGCCGTAGTAGGTACCTGACGTGTTGAACGGGTCATAGGTTCGGTTGAGATTGCTCAACACAACACTTGCGGAACCGTAGAAGGGTTGCCAGTCGTCGGAGCGTCCACGGTCAATAGTCATATAGCGAACATCGGACGTCACGTTTGTCCATGTTGGCGACGCAACATACGGGCCGTCGTTGAACGCAATCTCAACTATTGGCGTCGGATACGGCATCAGACTGCTCTTCGATTGTAGGACTCTAGAACGTCACGAACGCTTCGACCGATGGCAACAGGGTCGCCAATGCCTGTGTTTACAGTAATCGACACTCCACCTCGTCCTGAGTTATTACTACTCGGCCTAATGTACGGTGCAGGGTTTTGATTGTTCCTTGGTGTTGATGGAACAGAATTGCCACCCGGTCTGCTGTTTTCAAATTGGAAATAATCGCTTTGTGGAATAGTGCCAAAAGGGTTGCCCGGCAATATCAAGTTGCCTAAACGGGGGGCAAGGTTGATTGTTTCTACGAGTGCGTTGTGTATTGCTAAAACAGTGTTCAAAACCAACTTGAGCGTGTTCAGCAAATACGTCAAGAAAACGGGGCGGAACTCATCGTCTCGCAATGCGTCCACAAGGACGTAAACATTGGCCAGCAAAGCAGCAAAAGCAGCAGCAGCAGCGCCAGCACCCACAGCAACGCTGACACCCAAAATGGAAGCAACGCTTGACAGTGAAGCACCAAAAGCGGTAAAGGCTGCACTGAGGGAAGTAACAATCCCGAAAGCCTTGAAACCAGCGAACACAATCGCAAGGCTGGCACCAAGGTTGAACAAGACACCCGGAGCGCCGTCTAACTTTGAAATGAACTTGCCAAGGTCAGCGGTCGCCATTTTGAGTGCACCAGATAGGCCGTCCTCTTTGAACTTCTTGATGAGTTTGTCCATGTACGGCAGGACTTTTTCTTCAATCACTTTGACAAGTTTCTCAAAGGCTGGGAGAAGCAGTTTTCCAAGTTCCTCTTTGGCTTCGTCAAAAGCGACCTTCAGTTTCTTGAACCTACCCTCAGTTGTTTTGGCAGCGTCAGAAGCGTCACCTTCAAAAGTGTCAGCCAGTTTTGCCATGACCTCTTCAAGGCTTGCGCCGTCACGGATCATGCCTCGAACCTCAGGCGACAACTTCGCCAAAGCGTTCAAGTTGCCTCCGTAGGCACGCTCCAAACTCTTCGTCACAGTCTGAAGGCTGACACCTTTAGCTGCACTAATGTCCATCGCCAGAGAAGCAGCCTTCTGAGCCTTCGTAATCGAGCCAGTAGCACGAACCAAACCAGCAAGGGCTGGCCTCAAATCTTCGTCCGAAACAGCCAGCAAACGACCTTGTGACGAAATCCAATCCTCGTTAGCTGCAATCTGAGCGTCAGTCGCCTTCGTCGTCCTACGAATCTGACGAGCAAGAGCAGCCTGTGCAGCCTCATCCTCAATAGCAGCCTTAGCAGCCGAAACACCAGCAGCAGCCAAAGCACCCACAGCAAGCGTCGCAGGTAAGAACGCAGACTTGATAGCCGAGCCAACCTTAGAAGCGTCTTGACCAAGAGTTTTGAACGACTTTTGAGCAGACTTTATGCCCTTGTTATCAAACGACGAAACGATAGGTATAGAAAGCATTAGCGGAAGTCCTTGTTCACACGAGTAATAACACGAGACACAAACTTTGACATCACCGCTGCAATTTCTTCACGCCTGCTGTAAACAACAGGGCCAATAATGCGAGTACGACCCGGACTCAAATAACCAAGCGAGTTGCCAAGAGGGTTTGGGTTCTTACGACCAGCAGTTTCAAAGATGGCGGTGCCAGCGTCGCGTTGCACAATGTTGATAACGCCAGTGCTACGACGGTCAGTGTTGAAAGTGACGTCCACGCCTTTGCGAGCCTTTTCAAGATTCCACGGAAAGACCTTACGACCCTTTACAGCAGGGCCAGCCCAAGTGCGGTTCATACCTGAAAGCGGAACAAACTTGTAGGCGTTGCGGACGGCGGTAGTGGCAGGCTGAGCGATAGCGCGAGCCTCGTTGTTGAACTCTTTGCGGAGACCCGGCTGAATCTTATTCAGAGAACGGATTGCTTCGTTGATGCCATTTACTTCAATGCTTATATTTGGCACGGCTAACCTCCTCCGTTTTTTTTCAGCACTTCGGCAACCGTGTGCAGTTCTTGAATATCGAATGGGATTTGAGGAGGCCAGTAACCTGTCTCGACGACTAACTCGCAGAGGCTTCGAAGGTAACTGCCTCTTCGGTAGGGTTTACGGGTTCGTCACCAACTGGCTCGACGCTCACAAGTTTCTTGATGTAATCGTCAAAGATTGCTGGGACGGTAATTCCGCTTTGTTTTGCACCCTCAAAAGCGAGAAATGCGAGGTGCTCCATTGCGACACCGGAGGCAAGGTCAGAAGCGCGAATCTTGTACTTGCGCTCCAGTGCCACAATAGAAAACAGATTGGTGGTGACCTGATATGTGAGGCCGTCAGTCTGTTCGACGTTGAGTGTGATCTTCATGTTGTTTCTCCTGAAGGTTTACGGTTTACGGTGCAGTTACGTCACGAACCCAAGTGCCATTAGTGAAATTGGCGGTTACGGTTGCAATCTCCCCGACAGTTGAGTTGATTGGTGTGAAGTCAGCAAGCATGCAGTTGGTGATGACATATTCAGGGTTTGACGCTGACTCTGTCGTGCCCGATGGGGAGATGGTCAGAACCGTGGTTCCTGTACCGACGCAAGAGGCAAGAATTGCCTCAACTTCGGAAGCGCCATAGCTGAGGAAAAAGGTGATGCTGACATCGACGGACTGAAGACCGCCAACCATGCGATGGCCTGTGTCACCAAAAGCGGTGACTTCCAAAGCGTCCTGACCGATGGTCACTGTGCACTGGTTGCCTTGGTCGCTGAGGTCAGTGGTGGTAGCACCCTGCGTCAAGTTGATTGTTGCGTTTGATAAAAATGTGCTCGTAGCCATTTTGGCTCCTTTTGGTTAGTTGCGCCGTACGGCTACGGCAACGGTGAGGTCATAGGAAGGCAGGTCTTGCCCCCCTACGGTTACGAGGCCCGGACGTAAGTCCGTGACCGCGATTGGTGAGTTCATTATTTGGTCTGCGATTTGCATGAGGTAGTCGCCTGCGTCTTGGTTTGAAGGCGGTGGGGCTAAGACACGGAGGCGCAAGTCAATGTTTCCTACGTTGTAGGTAAACGCTGTGACTGTTGGGAGTTCAATCAGAACGGACAGTGGGCGAGCGTTGCGAGGGTCTGTGATAGGCACAAGCCCGAGAGTGGTTAGCGCCGTTTTACAAGCGTTTACAGCCTCGTAGAGAATGCCTGAAGAACTCACGCGACTTGCGCCCTGCCACAGCCAAGAAGCTGCATAATGCGGTGAAGGGTGACAGGCATCGGCAGATTGCCCATACCGTCAAAGCCACCATAAGAATCGCCCGAGGTTCCGCGTTCACGGTAAAGCGTCGCTGCATACATGGTGGCACCTAACTCGACATCAGGTGAAGGCACAGTGCTTTGAGAGTCTGTGTAGCCAGCCTCACGACGCTTACGGAAACACCAGTAGTTACTTGCCGACACACACTTTGCAACGAAAGCCGTGTCGTTAGCGGTTGCCACGTCTATACCGAGCCACGACAACACAAGTGCTGAAGTAGTCCAAGTGATTGTTTCAGTGAAAGTCAAGGTGCCAGCAAGCGCACCGTACTCGTCTTCGTCATTGTGTCCAGTGTGGGCATACAAAACCTGATTGAGTTTTGGCACGTCATAGTTGAACTCGAGATAGCCCTGTTGGTCTTTCCCGATGTACTCCCACTCTTCGACGCTGATAACGGTGAAGGTGCCGTTGAACTTTGCGCCAGCGCCTGCGACAACGATGCTGTCACCGGGCTGAACCTCGGAAGGGGTCAGGGTCTGTACGGCTGAAACATCATCAAAGTGAAAACCATGAGTGATTGTGTAAACAGACATACAGACCCTTTCCTTAGTTCCTAGTTATCAGGCGAAAGCGAACTGAACAAACTTGGTTGGGTCAATCATCAACGCTGCAAAGTAACCGCGGAGAGCGATTGTGCGTGACAGTGTCGATGGTGACTCGATGGACATGGTGCCCTTCTGCTGTTCGTAGAGTTCGTAACCCGATGCGTCACCAACGATGGCAACACCGCTAGCGAAGTTACGGTCAACGACAACCTGCAAGCCGAAAGCGTTTCCGCCGTATGCGCTTGGTGAAAGGTCGCCCTGTGCGTTCATTGGGCCCACCTGTGGGAACAACGGACGGTTTGAACTGTCAGAAAGACCGACAAGGTTGCGCCAGCGGTCAGGAGCAACAAACAAGTGAGTTGGCAAGTTGCCGTTTGAAGAACTCAAGATTGTTGCTGATGCTTCTGCAATTTCGGCAGCCCAAACCTCAGGCTTTGCAACGTCTGCAAGAGCAAATGCTTGAGTGACGCTAACGCCTGCAACCAACTGGTCAGCAGCGTAGTTGTCGGTGCTGTTACTGTAAATTCTGCCCATATCGTCAAGAACGACCTGCAAGATTGCTGGATCTGTCCAGTCGATGTCAGCCTCGGAAATGTTTACATATCCGCCGAAGATCTGCTTTGTGACTTGGTTGTTGAAAACAACAAGTGTTCCTGCGCTTGGTGACTGCTCACCAATCGATGCACCGATGGTGACGTGTGTCGTCACTTCTGGACGGATAAAAACTTTTCCGCCTGCAGGCATTGCCTTTACGCCTACAGCGTCAACAACAGGACGACGTCCAATGAAGTTGTTGTAAGTAGGAGCCAAGATTGGCGTTGGCAAAAGGCCCGGTGTGTCAGTGGTGACGATGTCAGGAGCAGCTGCGCGGAGTGCGTCTGACATTTCGTGCCATGCGGAACCGCCAGCAATAAACGCTGACATGTATTCGGCTGCGGTTGGCAGTGGGACTTCACGGCGCGCGGTGGCGAACAATGGAGTTGTTGGGACGATCTCAGCCGAAGCCTCAACCGTTGGGTTTACTGTTGACATGGTTTCCTCCTCGGAAATGTCTTGGGGTTGGGGTTCGACAACTTCTTCTTCTGACTCTTCATCAGGCTGGGAAGCAGCGATTTCTGTGATGACAGCATCCGAGAACGCTGGCATGGCGACAAGTGAGATCTCTGCAAGAGAAGCTTTCGAGACAACCATTGTCCCGTTCTTGTCGTACTTAAATTTGATTGGAATAGCGCCGACACTTACGGAGTCGTAAGCGCCAGCCTTCACCAGTTCAATTGCCTCATCGCTTGCGCGAGTGTTGGCAAACTTTGCTGTAAACAAAAGACCCTCTTCGGCTTCAACGAGTTCGGTGACAACACCACGCAACTGCGTCATGTCGTGACCCTCAAGAAGTTTTGGAGCTTTTGCGTTTACGTCAAAAGCGCCACGGCGAAACATGACCGACTCACCCGAGGACACTGTCGCTGGAGTGTCCCAAGGAACAGCCACGCCCGTGATGGTACGGGGGCTGTCCTCGCCAGCGGCAGCGTCCAAGGTGACTGGCACGGCTACAAACTCAATTTTCACAATTCATCATCCGTTTCATTGTTAGGCATTCCGTTGGGGGAACTCATTTCGGATCCTTCGTAGTCCTCAATGTCAAACTCGACATATCGGTTACGGGGAAGAACTTGTGCGCTGGAAAGGGTCTGCTCAATAGCGTCCATGTAGATGCGAGCGCCGAAGAGGTACAAGTCCTGACGAGCCTGCTGGGCGTTCTGATAAGTCATGCTTGCGCCCTCAGTTGGTGCAGACACAAGGTAGGCAGGCACTGAACAAAGACGAGCCATCTCAAGAGACTGGTACTTGCGCTGATCCGCAATGACTTCCTGGGGGTTCTGTGCAAACTCACGGAACTGCACCTGACGCGACAACGCACCAATGGCGTTTTGTTTACGGGCTGCAGCCCACGCCGAAGCAAGAGATCCAAGATCATCACCGGACATGTCCTCGCCGTCAATCTGCTGAAGATAACCGGGCACGGTTTCAAGACTGGCGTAACGGTCAGCTGCCTGATCAAGAAACAATGACGTGTTGATGGCGCGCTGACCAATCTTCAAGATGCCCTCAATAGGCGACAAGAACTGAATCACATTGTTTACATCGAGTGGGTTGCCATTGAACTCAAGCTCTTTTGATGGCCCGAAATACTGAGGGATACCAGTCTGTTCGGTGCTGGAGATGTTTGCAGCTGGGAGCCATGTAAACGAGGCAGGCAACCCGGTCGAGTAGCGCGTGGTGACGTAGGCGTACGCTGCACCGTAGAAGAACATGTCCGAGAAGATGTTTACGAAAAAGAACGAACGTGAGACCTTGGGGTCGGGGGTTTCCATCCAAGGCTCAAGAGGCAGGTATACCTCGTCATAGTCGGAGCCGTTCCACTGCTTCGAGTAGTGCTTCAACCCGACAGATCCGATGATGCCTGCAAGAAGGTCACGCGAACGGGAAACAGTGGGGATACTCAGCGCACGAACCTCAGCAGACCCGGTGGTGTAGTTGATGAAGTTGCCAATGTAGGACGCGCCTGCAGCCGCCTGCACAGGTGCAGAGGCGAAAGAGGCCGTGTCAACTTTGCGTGAGAAAATACCCATCCACGTGGAGTCTTACACAAGGTTGTTGCAAATGCAACTATCTTGATGAACCCATTGTCGGTTTATTTGCGCCACCCGGACGGGACACCATTGCAGCTGCAACGATGAGACAACGACACGCCTCGATAGGGCCTGGACTTCGTTGGCTGGAAATTGACAACGCGCCACCCTGACCGCGAATCAATACCGCTCTGTTTACATGTTCGGCAAGAAGGATCTCACCCGTGTGTTTAATTCGGTCTTCGTTGATAAGACCCTTAACCGTGGACGTGTACTTGTTGATCTCGCCGTAGCCCCACTGCACCGTCCTGCGCTGAAACTTCTCGGGCGTGTGAATAAACAGAGAAGGCGTAATCGCCAGCTGTGTTTTCGGTTCACGCTCCAACGACGCTGTGATCTGCTCCCACATTTCCGCAATGGACTCAGTCTGAAACTTCACAGAGGCAACAATGTCCCCGTCCGTATTTTTGCGACACCACACCCCGACATATTTCGAGTCGTCAACAGCAGAGTCCACCGCCAGCACCGAAGTGGTGCCATCCCACTCGGTGTTCTCTGTAAACCGTTTTGCCCACTGCCCCGGCGGTAGCCACGAGGAAGCAGCACTCACCCACATGTTGCAGTGAGCGCGAAGCCATTGTGATCGGTCAGGGCTGGAGTGTGCAGCACGAAGACTTTTAAGCGTGACTGTCCTAGGCATCGAAGGATTGGCGTACCCCCAATAACGCTCGTCATCGGGGGACACCGACTCGGGCACCGACCACTCAGCCATGTACAACTCACCCGGCTCGCCCTTGTCAATCTGCCCGATGGCCTGCTCCCTCAGTTTCTTCATAACTGTGCTGGACTCATCGCCAGCCGTAGAGACCAACAACGACAGACCCGACTTTACAGCAATCTGTGCAGGCTTCAACGCCCCGAAATAAGCCGCCTCGGTGATGGCCCACAGCTCGTCAACAATCAGAATGTCCACGCCTGAAATACCGTGCTTCTTCCCTGTCGCAGCCTTGACCAAATACTCGGAGCCGTCCACCATCTTGACGCGGTGACGACCATACGCCCACGTCACTTTGCACAGCCCTGACTCTTCCCACAACTCAAAGAGATCACGCAAGTCCTCGAAGACCTCAGTCGCCAGCGACAGTTCGTGAGCCGTGGACACAACCTTGACTGGTCGACCCCAAATGCGAGGCAACTCGAGAAGGCAGAACCCCACCACCGCCGAAAGCATAAAAGTCTTGCCCTGCTGGCGAGCACAAAACGCCATCGCACTTGAATGCGTAAACGAATGGTCAGCATCATGCTCAAAAGCACCGGTGAGAACGTTGACCTGCCACGGAAACAAATGACGGTTGAGGTGAGCAGCTGCAAAGTCTGCAATGAGAGGCCCATAGGACTCGTACCCATATACGGGCGTTTCCAACCGTGGCTGATCAGAACCAACGCCAGCCGTTAACGGCGGTAACAACCTGTCTTGAGCTGAGTCATGACTGTTTTGGGAGATACGCGAAGAAAAGGTCGGGGGCTTTATATTTTCGTTTACAAAAAAAGTTTGGGAATTATTATTTATTTCGGTTCCCATTGCTTCTGCGCGGCGTTCTTGTTGGTGTGCGCGTTTGGCGTTTACATACCTTGCGCCTGCTCTTGAGTTGCAGGGTTTACATACTGGTCTGAGGTTGGTGATGTCATCGGGGCCGCCTGCGTCGAAAGGGATGATGTGGTCTGCGTCTGTGGCTGGGGCTTTGTGGCAGATGACGCAGGTCATTGGGCCGTTGCTGAATAGTTCTTTTCGTGCTTTGAGGAATTCGGGTGTAGCTCGGCGTGTCATGTTGTTTCGTTTCTTCTCTAGCGCCCTTGGCTGCGCCTGCGGTTGCTTGCATGTTACGGGGTGGGTTGGTGCGGTGATAGCCCCCCACACTTCTACCTACGAGGTATGGCTGCCGGATGATTACACCAAGGGACGGACACCATTGACATTTGTGACGTTTGGACGCTGGACAGGCTGTTAGACAGACTGCTCGACCCACGTAGCCGTGTATTACACCAACAGAGTCCAATCCCCTATGTGGCCA